CTGCTGTATAAAACTGTAATTTAAATAGCCTTAACTATTTTAAATTACGCGTTGAAAATCAAACCCTGTTTTATTAGTAGGGCTGAAACTAAATTCACTAAGACCAATATGCCCACCTTCGCGGGATGAAACCGAAGAAAAAATTTTCGGCAGGCATATCTTACATGTAAATTATTATAATTTCACGCAAAGGTGGACCTTGTTAGAGGGTGATAAATCTAACAAGTCTCAAAGTTTCCATATTTCAACGGAGGAAAAATCAATGAGTCTAGTAAAAAGAAACCGTAAACTTCTTACTATAAAAGGTCAATTGATATATTGACATCCATATATCAGGGATGTGTTTTAACGAACATCTAAACGTCATGTATTTTAAAAACTAGAACATGATAAACTAGTATAAATGAATTAGGTATCAACTGAGGTAACTCCAAGCATAGGAGGTACACTCAAAAAGCCACCAAAATTACCATCATCAGAAATTGATCTATAAGGAATACAATCAACTATAGCATTAGGAATAGTTTTCCTAGTAACTGCAATTTGTGGAGAAAAACCAACAGAATCAGCACTATAAGGCAAACCATTAGCACCAACACAATAACTATTTAATCGACTATGGTAACGATGATATTGCGGAATTTGCACTTCGCCTGAATAACCAGAACGATAAACAACAACCGGCATATTCGAACGATCAGTAGCATTAGTAGTAGAAGCCGCATTAGCTGAATTCCAAACAATTCCATTAGATCTAAAAGTTGTACCAGTAACTGTTCGAGTATCAAGAACAACCGCTATAGGTTGCGGAATAGTAACGGCTGAATTATCTAAAAATTTCAACCTTACTCCTCCCCTTGAATACAAATAACAACAAGCCAATCTTGAATAATTATCAGAGTTAACCACAGGACTAGTGTTTGTAACACCATTAACACGACCGGCCGTAATAATATAAGGTATAATATTTAAATAATTAGCGGCAGGGGTAACAGAAACAAAAGAAAGAGCTTGAGGTATCTTCAACAATGATCTCAAGTTTAATATTTTCTCACCTATACAGTGTAGAGAATTAACATTACCATCACTTTGTACTACAGAATTCCCAATAGTAGTATTAAGGTTAGAACAAACAGTAGAACCTTGCTCAACACTGGAAAAAGCAGATCCGGACTGAGGAGTAATACCAGTAAAATAATTAAAATTATTAATACGAGGTACTGCCAATTCCATATCAGGACCAGCATGTTTCTCTATAATAATAGAAACAGTTTGACTAACAGTAGAAGGTGCAACCAATGGGTCAAGAACTCTAATAGTAAAAGTACCAATTTCACCAGGATCAGACAAAGTAGTCGAACGATAAGGTGAATCAGCAACATAAGGTATAACAAATGTAAACTCATTAGCCTCACGAATATCAATAATCTGCCTATGTATAAAAGGAGAATCAGCCAAGGTTGGAGTAACAGTACCAAACACCAAACTATTATATGGATTAAAGGTAACTGATAATCTACCACTATGGAATTCTGTTTTAACAAACTTAAGTTTATAAACAATAGATCCTCTCCAATAACTAAAAAATTGAGTTAAATATTGCAAAGGAGAAAAATGGAAAAACGTAGCAGTATTCACAACAGTACTAAACATACCAGCAGAAGGACTAACATCAGTATTCAATATAAGAGTATCAACAGGCATAGTAGTTTCAGTAGCCCACGACTGTGTAGCCATCCATACAGGTATAGAAGCAAGAAAAGGAATAGACATTTCATCAACATCAGTACCAGAAAAGCCACAAGCAGTTCCAACACTATTAGTAGAGGAATAAGAAAGAGGAAAAGAAAGATCAGTAGCATCAGTATTAGCAAAATAAGGCAAATAATTTTGAGTAACTCTTGTTGAAGGAGCCAAAACTACAGGTTTTGACCAACCAAATACTTTAGCAGCATTAGCAGCTATATCACTAAACCAAGAAACACTAGAAGCATAAGAACTAATCAAAGGAACATTAGAAAAAATATTAGCTGCATCTCTAACTTTAATTAAAGCTGAAGAAACTGGACCAATATTAACTGAATCTTGTTCAACTTCAGACTCACTCTTTTTAGACTTCTTAGTAAAAGCTAGTCTAGGAGACTGAGGAACAGTAGCCGAGACTAATTGAACATCTTCAAAATGACAATAAACAGTATATGCAGCAGTCAAATTTCCAGTAACCGAAGCTAAAGGAACATAAGGATTCACCAACAACATACCCCATTGACCCAATCCATTTGTACCACTAGAAGAAGCGATAGGATAATAATTGAGAGCACTATTAAAGGGAATTTTAATAGTACATTCAGTATCACAACACAGATCCAACTCTACATGAGGCATAGTAGTTCGTTGAACCAAAGTAGAAAGATGATCATTAACCCAAATTCCGTGAGAAGCTAAAGAAGTATCAGCTCCACCAACAGGAGCATATATTAACATATATCTACCTTGTTGAAATCTATTGGCATTAACAACCATTCTAATTACCATAGTAGCACGAAATCCTAAAAAACCAGCAAGTTTTTGAGCATAAACAGGCTCATCAACAGCTTGAAGAGGAAGAAAAACTGCACTAAAAGTGGAAAAAGTATCCGTTGGAGAAAAATTACCAGAAGTAATCTTAACAGGTTTAGCCAAAAAGCTCTTGACATCCTGACTCAAAGAGTCAGAAGATGAATCAAAAACTAAACGATCAATTTGAGTCGGAAATATTTTCTCAGCAGAAACTATATTTTTATCTGAAACAAATTGAGTGGTAGAAGATTGCTCAATACTACCAGTACCAATTACATCCTGGCTAGGGAATAAATTAGCCGAACCAGAAGGTCCAATGCCACCTTGGGAAACGCTAGTGGCCGCGCTATTATTGTTTGAATTTGTAGCAAGTGTATATTAAAGTATCCTGGCACACTCAAGCCAAGTAACCGCACCAATATTCTCTGATATTGTAGGGAATGCCTACATCCCATCTGATAGTAAACCTAAATAGGTAAGGATTTCAAGTATCTAGAGCCTTAAAGAGTTTTAGAAATTGGATTTTATTCTCTCATGGGTATCCAAAAGATACAGTAATTATTTCTTATTGAAATAAAAAGTCAGGGGTCCTTTCCCAAGCAAGTAATTAAAAATACCTGAAACTAGCATTACAAAACTAGAAAGAGGGATTGAACATTATCTAATAGAACAACATTGTATTTAAAACTTGAGCTCTACGAGACCAAAAATCTAAATCCAACGGTTCTGCAGGATGTAAATAAGGATAACTAGTTTTAAAAGCTACTTTAATCATCTCAGAATAATGTTCAAAAACAGGACGTTCATGTAGAGACAACTCCTTTATAGCAACTACTACATTGGAGGCAACAATAGCGTTTTTATGCTTTCTCTTAGTCCAGTCTATCATTTTAAGGATAGACTGAAGACGAAGAGGAGCAATCCAAACACCTTCACGCACATCAAAGACAAAACTCCTTTTAAGAAATTCTATCTCAGTCAAAGATCTCCTAGCAACCATCTCACCAGACTTGGTTTCATTTGTATAAACCATACCAAGCTCAGCAGCATATTTTGCAAAAGCAATATCATTAAATTTCTCAGTATATTCATCAGTGGTAGAATAAGTAATATCATCACCAACTGATATAACATAAGTTTCATGATCATACTCAATAAGAGAACCTACAGAGCGTAACCAAACATAACGAGAAATTATATGATTGTAAATAGTATTAATTATAATAGTAAAAGGATGACCACTAGGTAAAGCACTCAACCACTCATAAATAACACCATCAACAATATGCCTAGAATTATAAACTTCCATCCATAGTATAGACCTAATAAGATTGTTTACCGGACCATCATTATACCAACGATTAATATCATCAAGTATTAAAAGATGTATCACGGGTTTTTGACTCCCATCATATTTCTCATGATCACCAGCACCAATATTATTAGGACTCTTATTAATAAGTCTCTCAGCTAAGGAATTCCATTCAGTCGAATAGGGATTCCCACCAATAAAAGAGCCATTACCAATACGATTTTTCATATACCATAAACAAAAAGCTCCAAAGTACCTTCGAAAAGCAACAAAATAACTAAAGGGACAACCAGAAAACAATCTAGTAGAACCAACAGCAACTTTGTGATCTTCACGAAGTTCATCCTTCAAATTATCAGAAAATACATGAAACATACGTTTCTTTTGTTTAGCATTAGCAATTATCTCATCAGACAACTCTTCAACTTCACAAAAGATAGAATCATGCTCAACTGTACCTCGATCATAAGAGAACAATTCCTTCTTCAAATTCCTTTGTCCTACCACATTCATAGGATAACCAGCACTTGAAGAAGAATTAATGGAACCAAAATCCATATCATATTCTAAACCATAAATGGCTTCCTCAGTATTGTAAATACGACGTTCAACTTGATGAACTTCATTCCATTCACAAAAAGCAAAATAACTCTTACAACAAAGCTGCACGTCTTCAATATTAAACAATATATCAGGTTTGCAGTACTTCATCTGAGCATTAAGCAAAGGGTCAATAACTATGCCATCAACTAATGTAGACCTTAACATAGCAGGACTTAGACCATTTGGTCCAAGACTACCATACATCTTAGATTTACACAAAGCTGTACTACTACTACGCTGAGGACACAACTTCGATTTGCCAACAATTTCAAATCTTAAAGGAGAATCCAAGTCACCAGATTGAGGAACTAATAAATCAGGTTCAAGAACAACAACAGGATCATCAAATAACTTCAAATCTTCTAACAACTCTTCCTGAGTTATTACAGAAGAAAATCCATCACCATGATAAGTGTTACCTGCTACATGAATTCCAAAAATCTTTCTTTTTTGAATAGAAGGATTTAAAACACACATAGGAGAACCACAATCTCCAGCCTGAGTCGGGATATCATAAGTAAAACTCTCCTCAATAACATAATCATATCCAGGAATCTTACCTTTAACACCTATCAAATCATTAAATCTATGACCTTTACCACAGTAGAAACCACCCAAACGTGTGTTAGGTAACAACACATCCAAATTAGTCCTACAATTAACAAGGTCTTTCCTAAGAGCAAACCTATCTAAAATAGATACACGCTCAGGCAAGCGAGTTGGAAATTCAACCAAAACTAAATCCTTAGTAACTAAACAACCAGTTTGATGGCCATTTAGGACTTCCTCAACAGTAAATAACAATCCAGGATCATTTTTATCATTCCCATGACTCAAACGAATTGGACGCTTACGTCTAGTCGGATCATCTTCCAAACCAGCTAGAATCTTAACAATAAAGTGATAAGGTATTATACCAATTCGACCAACAACAAAAGTTATAGTGCCTAATTGATTCCATCTCCCTTCATCAGTAAAAACTTCAAATTTAAAACAATTGCGTCGCAAAACATTAACAATCATTTCCAAACCAGAAGAATCATCCCCAAATTGTGGAACAACATTAAGGAAATTATGAACTTCCTTAGCACTGCGAACAAACTTAGGATTAACTTTACCTTTTTCTTTTGATCTCAATTTATCACTAAAACCAAAAGATTGAGGTGCAGGCTTACCTGTCCACCAAGTATAAATCCATTTAGCCACAGCAATCAAAAATGAACTACCAGCTAAAAATCCTAATATCATAATAATAGTATCTTTATTTAGGCAAATAAATTGACTAACTTTCTTCCATTCTGGTAAAAACGACAAGAAATAATTAACAACATTAGAAATACTATCAAAAACACGAACATGCAATTTCTTGCATTTATTTTTAATAGCACCATCTTTAACTTTATGCTCATTCAAGATCATATCGGAAGCTTTATGATATCCATAATTATCCAATAAGATACTTATCAATTCCTGATTAAAATCACCTTTACGGCATTTAATCCTACTTAACAAATATCTACGATAAACATTATTAGACACCAATAAAAATTCCAAATGTTGGCGTTGATCATCAGTAGCACAAACACTATCAATAAATGACACATCATCATCTTCATCAGAATCAGATTCTGTATCAAGTTCAGTACTTGGATCAAAAGAATAATCATCAGTTAATCGTTCACATTCAACTTTAGTATCAAAGATCTTAGAATACTTACTAACAAGCTTCTTAAAATTATCTTTATGTAAAGCAAAACGCTTACGTTTAACAAATTCAATATCTGCTGCACGCTTCAAAACGTCAGCATATTGAACTCGTTTACCATAAACTTTATTAACTAAATCATACTCTAAATACTCTAAGTGTTCAGGACGCAAATCACTAACCAAAGAATCGCTAACAAATAAATCATCAAGACCATTAGTGTCAGCCTGAGGCAATTTCTCACGATCAAGCCTCCGATGCCAATTATCTTTATTAATATCTTCATCAAGTACATACTCATCTTTGGGGACTACAACATAACTTAAATCAAAGCGACGTTTAAGAGCGTCCATATTAATAATAGTATTAGACACTAACTCATTTTGATTAGTAGTTGCAATAACAAATTTGGGCCGAATATATACGTTACCCTTATTCTCTAAATGAGCCATATGGGCATTATATTCTTCAGTATTTATAACTCTAATAATTTCCATGCTCTCACTAACACCACCTGTAGCGTCGCGATATTGCATAAAATCATCATAAATTATAGTAAGTGCTTGATTGGACAAACCATCCCAAAAAACATTTTCAATCTTACGAGAATAAATGAAAGCAGCTGCACACTTATCAAATTCTGCCTTCTGCTCATCATTCAACACGCCTTTGGTCAAAACATATGCAGCATAAAGCATAGCAATAGACTTAGCTACACCAGGTCCACCACTTAGCAAAATACCACAAGGTTCTTGACGTACTCCACGCAAAGAAACATCATTTTGTTCCAAAAATTGAACAATTCTTTTAAGATTATTACAATCCTCCTGAATAAACCGCAAAGAAGCCTCAGAAAACTTATCTTTAGGGATAGTTTTAATCAAGTGCTTCCCAATATCCAACAAGCAAGATACTTTAGAGTAACAACTATCATTGATAGGTAAAGTACCTCGATTATATTGAAATGAAATTAAACGAACTTCCTGTGAAAATTCATCTATCTCTTTTGAACAAGAGTCCAAAAACTTAATAGATGGCAAATTCAAACAAGATTCACGGAATAAATTCACAACTTTCTCTACAAAAGATATAACAAGTTTAGAAATTTCAATCATTCCCAAACGAGCTCGACTAAAATCTTTCGCAAAGGCTAAAGCAAGAGCAGCAGCTCCCATTTTAGACTTCATACCAACCATACCAATCAACGAAGTGGCAATGGCTGAACCAGCTAATTCCAAATTAGAATCTGAAAACTGAGGATCAACGGATTCCATATTAATATCTTCATCAGGACATTGAGGAACTTTATCAAAAAGATTCATATAAAGTTTCAACAAATAACCAAGCTGTTCAGGAGTTTTAATAATAAAATAGATAACACATCCTATAAAGAAAGCAAAAGAAATCCAGGTTTTATTATGAGAATACCAAGCAGCACCAATAGACACTAATATAGATGGACTAAGAGATGAAAAACCACTCAACAAATTAGAAGCTGTTTCTAGCGTATCGCTTCTAAATGCCGGAATACCAGGAATTTTATCCTTAACTCCACTCAAGAAATCAAGAAATTCACGACGTTCGCCGCTATCCGGTAGTTTTTCACCAATTGTTTCCATAACATTTGGAATATGTTCAGACATTTTCTTCAATCCCAAGGGATCAGAGAAAATACTAAAAGGATTAAAAGTAGATTGTGGTTCAAAATTCTTCAATACACGTTTCTGTTTATATGGGCGCGAAACATGATCCCGAATTCTACCAGCAATCTTATCTTTTGAATGCCTATCTTCCAAACTCATGGCAAGAATACGTTGTATCATGTTTAAATGACGAACATAATCCGCAAATTCACTTGGAGATAAGGTTCTTTTCTTAAAATAATAAGTTTTTACATCTTTATCATCAAAGAAAGTATACTTCTCGCATAACTTCAACTTAGCAATAGACTCTGGGCCATTGTTGCTAGTTTTAACCATCTCATCAGCGCCGGTGGCACTATTTAATTGTTTCATTTTAACGGGAAATAGGGGTTTTTATCCAGTATACGGAGGGGCCGTTGCATTTTAAAGTTCTGCATATAGAACTATACAAAGAAAATAAAGAAAAATTAAACTTTATTCATCTACCAATAAATATAATCTCCATAGTCGCTACAACATATGGATTAATAAATATCAATCTGATAGCAAATTAAAAATATCCTTGGTGCGAAATTAATCACGATGCGAATAACTTAAAATTATTTTCAATGGTTGAATATATACGAATATCCATAACGACTTTTAATGATACTTATTCAAAATTAAAAGTTCTTTTTGTATTTTATATTGTTTTTGGTGTACATAAGCACATTTTAAAAATTTCAAGGTATCAACAAAATTGATTTATGACCTTACATAAAAGTAAATAAACAAAAAGTGGGTACGGGGCTTAACACCGAAACCTACAGTCAAACATGACTAACCAATACAATCAAATCTGACACTATAAACGCGTCATCCTGATTCAATCATAAGGCCTCAACTATTCTCAACCATAGTCCTCAGCTCAAAAAGGAACAGTG